TTGCCGTATTATTGTGGGTAGCGTGTATTCCCCCTTTGTTTCTGTGTTTGACGATTACAGACTCATTTAACCATACTGACCAACAGGGTTTCCAAGATGGGAAATGATCTTTTAGATTAAATCCAGCAACCTTTTCATACATTGGAGCATGGGACGACAAATAGGTAGAAAACCTAGCATCATGATTACCAAAGCTCCAATATAAATGTACGTTATGTCTTACGGCTTTAGCAACTTCTTCTATTTCACCCATTGATGCAGAACAGGCTTTTAATTCTTCTACAACTGAAGGTTCTCTGCCTGACCCCCACATAATTGATTTATGAGTGCTACAACTTGATCCATCAAATACATCCCCGTTTGCTATAACTGCTTTGGGTGCTAATGTGGATATTGCCCATAGTAAACCTTTAAATGCCGTAGTACGGATGCCAGGCCAAAAATGAGCATCTGAAAATACTACGACTGATCCGTTGAGGATGCCAAGGTCTATCTTTCTTTCAATCTTATGATAATCCACATGACCAGTTGGGATTACAAAACCCTTTTCTTCCATTCTTTGCTTTCTTCGCACTAGATTTCTTAAATCTACCTTAAGAAACCTTGCTGCTGCTTTAGCACTTCCATGTTTTTGAAATGCATCGAGAATCTCTTCGTCAGTATGTTTTATCATATAAACTTGAAGTAAAGAATTAACTGTCGTTTATAACATTAATTTGTTACAATTCAAACCACTTGACAAACAAAGTTATAATGCGAAAATAAAGATTCCAATTTTTTAAAGGATACAAAATGGGATACTACGGTAAAGAAAAAGAGCCGAAAGGCGTTACCGCTTCTGATCGCACAGGCGAGAAGATGGGTAGTGAGAAAGGCCCAAACAGCATGAAGGGTGTACCTAGCGTAACTGGTGCTAAAGCTCCAAAAGGCGCAACATCTAGCGACACATCTGGAGAGCGTAGAGCTGCTCTAGCTGGTGGCGTAGGTCTTGGTAAAGCTGATGGACTTGGTATGCGTTCTAGCGCCCACATGGGTAAAAACGATGCTTACGTTGGTGAGATGAACACAGGCTCTAAAGAGCACAACTGTTACGATCACAAGCGTGTGCCACACGTTCAAGATTCGATGTAAAATAGCGAAACCCCACAACATTGTGTCGATGCGTGGGGTTTCTAGCCAAAGTAAGTAAGGAGACTTAAATTGGATAAAGAAGATTGTAGTTTATGTAGGTTTTTTGATCTACAAAATAATATGCAGTTGGGGCAATGTAAGAGATTTCCAACTTACCAGAACAGAAGCCCGAACGAATGGTGCGGTGAATTCAAGTTCAAGTTTGACAGAGATGCAGTTGCCGAAAAAGCGACTTTAGCCCCGACCCAAGCGGTTGGGGACTTTTCTGCTGATGTAGCAGAAGCTAGAGAAGTTTTGAAGCCAAAAAACAACAAACTTAGTCGGAGGCAAGTACCATGAAGCCAATCCGAGACAAGATCATTGTCAAACCCATACCAAGAATCGTATCGACTTTGTATATACAAACCGCAGAGGCTGATTCCATTGGTCACGTTGTAGCGGTCGGTGACGAAGCTGCAGAAGAGGGATTAAAAGTAGGTGATAAGATATACTTTGGAACACTTGCAGAAGATTACAAAGACGAGTATCTTAAATACTTTGAGTTCAAGGACAATGGTGAAAAGCTAATTGTTATGAGCTGGAAGGACGTTTGTTTTGTGGAGGAACAAGATGAGTAAACCTGGACTTTATGCCAATATCCATGCTAAACAAGAGCGCATTAAGAAAGAAAAGGCAGAGGGTAAGCCTGTGGAAAAGATGAGAAAGCCTGGTTCTAAGGGTGCGCCAACTGCTGCAGCGTTCAAACAATCTGCTAAGACTGCCAAAAAATGACCAAGAAGCACGATAAACCCATTGAACACAAAACTGTAGGAAAGGGTAAAACCTACAATCCTACCGAAAAAGGCGCTGGAATGACGGCAAAAGGTCGTGCAGAGTACAACGCTAAGAACGGATCGCACTTGAAAGCACCAACTCCAAACCCCAAAACAGAGAAAGACAAGGCAAGAAAAGACTCTTTCTGTGCGAGGATGGAAGGTGTAGTCAAGAACGCTAAAGGCCCTGCAGAAAGAGCTAAAGCATCACTTAAGAACTGGAAATGTTAATGCCACATAAGTTTGCAAATAATGGAACTTTAAGTTTGCAAAAAAGGCTTAATCAGTTACGTTATGATGCAAAAAAGAAATATGGATTAACAAGAGAAGAAATTATTACGTTAAGAGAACAACCTTGTGAAATTTGTGGAATAAAAGCTAAAAAAATGTGCATTGACCATAAAATACCATCTACTTACAGAGGTGTTTTATGCCAACAATGTAATACAAGGTTAGGTTGGTTTGAAAAGTATCAAGAAATTATTGTCAATTATCAACAAAAAGGCCCACAAAATGCCATTAAAAAAATCAGCAACTCCTAAAGCATTTAAAGAAAATCTTAAAACTGAGTTAAAACAGGGAAAACCTTTAAAACAAAGTTTAGCAATTGCATATTCTGAAAAACGTGAGGCTGAAAAAGCCAAGAAAAAGAAATGAAAGCAAGTTTAGCCGTTCATTTACTGATTGCAATGGGTGTAGATGAACACCTATTTATGAAGTGGCAATCAGGCGCAAACCCACATTCAACTAAAAAAGGCCCAGGTCGAAAACACAAACAAGGTAAAAAATGATTAAATTAGACTTCTCACACACAGTACAAGAACTAGAACTCATCCTCGCTGGACTAAGAAAGCTTCCGATGGAGTTGGTAGTCGATCTGCACAACAAGCTCAACGTAGAGGGCAAAAAGCAATTTGACGCTCATCCAGAGAACCCAGCTAACCAACCTACAGATGTAGAACCAAAAGAATAATCATGGAAACTCGCCCAGTAGGAAGACCTAGTAAATACGATCCAAGCTATTGTCAGATAGCTATCGAGCAAGGTCGTCTGGGCAAGTCAATTGAATCCATTGGTTGTACTTTGGGTGTAGGGACTAAAACTTTATACAACTGGAGAGATCAATATCCAGAATTTTTACATGCCTTGGAACTTGCACAGCAATACGAGCTAGAGTGGTGGGAGACAATAGCCCAAACTCACATGGTCGAGAACAAGGAAAGCGACAGGCTGAACGCATCAATTTGGTCTAGGTCAATGGCAGCAAGATTCCCGAAGAAGTACAGGGAAAGCGTAAAACAAGAAATAACTGGGGCTGATGGAGCGCCATTGGTCACTAACATAGCTGTTAACTTTGTCAAGCCAGATGAAAGTTGATGCAGAGTTTCCTCAGAAGCTGCAATGTTTATTTAACCCTGAGTATTCACGATATAGGGTTTTATACGGAGGACGAGGAGGCGCTAAGTCTTGGGGAGTTGCTAGAGCATTACTAATTAAAGGCGCACAAAAGACGTTGAGAGTGCTTTGCGCTCGTGAGTACATGACCTCTATGAAAGATTCTGTCCACAAATTACTATCCGATCAGGTCATGGCGCTGAAACTGTACGGATTCTACGAAATCACACAGAACACAATCCGAGGCAAAAACGGCACAGAGTTTAATTTTGTCGGTCTAAAGAACAATATTGCCAACGTAAAGTCGCACGAAGGTGCTGACATTTGCTGGGTAGAAGAAGCGCAAAGTGTTAGCAGAATGTCATGGGACGTTTTAATTCCTACGATTCGTAAAGAAAACTCAGAGATATGGATTTCTTTTAATCCTGAGTTAGAGACAGACGAAACTTACGTTAGGTTTGTGCTGAATCCCCCGCCCAATTCTGTGGTTACAAAAATCAATTGGTCTGATAACCCTTGGTTTCCTCAAACGCTGAAGGATGAGAAAGACCAGCTTAAGGCACGAGATGTTGAAGCATACAACACAGTCTGGGAGGGTTTATGCCGTAAGACTGTGGATGGTGCGATATTCCAGAAAGAAATCAACATGGCAGAGCTGGAGGAACGAATTACCCGAGTTCCTTATGATGCTACAAAGCCTGTACACATGATTTTTGACCTTGGATGGTCTGACAATACTGCCATTTGGTTTCTCCAGTTTGTTGGCATGGAGACCAGGCTTATTCGTTACTTTGAGGTTAACCAAACCAAGATAAGCGACATACTCGCTAAGTGCCAGACATTTGGATACGTCTTTGATACGCTTTGGCTACCACACGATGCAGAGAATAAGACTTTGGCGGGTAATGGAAGATCAATCGAGGAGATAGTTAGAGCTGCAGGGTTTAAGACCAGAATCTTACCTAAAGTGCCAATTGTTGACTCAATTAACGCTGCTAGGACTATATTCTCCAACTGCTACTTTGACCGAGAGAATTGCCATCAAGGACTACAATGCTTGAGACATTATAGGTACGAGGTTGACCCAGACACAAAGCAATTCTCCAAAACTCCGTTACACGATATTTGGTCGCATGGTGCAGATGCTTTCAGGTACATAGGACTCATGATTAATGAACCCAAAAAACTGGGTAAGCCTAAACAATTAAATTTGCCTCAAGGCAATTGGATGGGTTAAAATGCTAAAAAAGGTGTAACATGGCTGAAGACACAAAGAGCGGTGACTTTGATGATCGTATAGAACAAGCTAAGAAATTCTTACAGCTTGCTAACGAGGCTGACTCTACTAATCGTTCCGAAGCATTGGAAGATTTACGCTTTGGCGCAGGGGATATGTGGCCTGTAGAGATTCAGAACAGTCGTACATTAGAGGCTCGTCCATGCCTTACTATCAATAAAATAGACCCATCAATACGTCAAATCACAAACCAGATCAGGCAACAACGTCCGAGAATGAAGTGCCACGGCATGAACTCTCAGTCTGACAAGAAGTTAGCCGACATTATTACTGGCATATTCAGGCACATCGAGGTGCAATCTGATGCTGACCAAGCCTATGACAATGCAAATGATTTTCAAGTTCGCATGGGTTGGGGATATTGGAGGGTAACGACAGACTATATTGCTGACGATTCTTTTGACCAAGAAATCTACATCAAGCAAATCACAAATCCATTTACTGTTTACTTTGACCCAAACTCTGTCATGCCTGATGGCTCAGATGCTGAAGAGTGCATGATTACAGAGATTATCCCTAAGTCTGCATTTAGGCAGATGTATCCCGATGCCCAAGAAAGTAACTTCACATTGCGTGGAACTGGGGATTCTGACGCCAATTGGGTGATGAAAGAAGACATTCGTATCGCTGAATACTTCTATACTGTTCGCACAAAAACAACACTTTATATGTTGTCTGATGGCAGTAAGGTGTTTAAGGATGATTACGAGGAAATGCCTGGCATTGAGATATTAGATAAGCGTGAGACTGTTAAGAAAGAGATTCATTGGGTCAAGATGACTGCGATGGAGATACTTGAAGACGGAATTTGGCCAGGAAAGTACATTCCTGTCGTGCCAGTATACGGACAACAGTTAATTGTTGACTCTAAGCGTAAGCGTTTTGGATTGATTAGACAGGCAAAAGACCCGCAACGGATGTATAACTATTGGTCTACTTCAATGACCGAGTCTATTGCTCTTGCGCCAAAAGCAAAATGGTTACTCGCAGAAGGTCAAGACGAAGGACATGAGCAAGAATGGGCACAAGCTAACACTAAGGCTTTCCCTGTCCTCAGATATAAGATGAAGGACATTGAGGGCACACCAGCTCCTGTGCCTACAAGGATTCAGCCAGAGCCTCCTCCAGCAGGGGTGATGGGCGCAATGGCAGTTATTGACCAAGATTTAAAGTCTGTATTGGGTGTATTTGATCCAAATCAAATTCCGACAGGTAATATCTCTGGCAAAGCTCTTAATGGTCAACAACAACAGATTGATCTAACTAATTACCATTATTATGATAACTTCACTAGATCACTACGTTGGACTGGCAAAATTATTCTTGACTTAATTCCACAGGTTTACGACACAGAACGTGTTTTACGCATTATTGGTGATGATGGTAAACCTGATCTGATTACGTTGAACGAGCGTAAAGTTAATGAAATGGGTGTTGTTGAGGTCTTAAATGATGTCACAGTCGGTGAATACGATGTTGTGATGGATACTGGCCCAGGATACAACTCTAAGCGTCAAGAAGCGGTCGATTCCATGATGTCATTGTTGAGTGCAGACCCAACATTGATGCAAACCGCTGGGGACTTGATCTTCCGCAATATGGATTTTCCTGGTTCAGACGTTATTGCCGACAGAATGGCAGCATCAAATCCATTGGCGCAGATTGATGAGAAATCTGATGTACCTCCACAAGTTCAGATGCAACTTCAGCAGTCGCAGACAGTTATTAAGCAACTCCAGCAACAGATTCAGCAAATGCAAATGGAGCAGAAGTTTGGATTGTCTGTCAAACAGATGCAAGAAACAGAAGAAACCAAGCGTGAACTCATGCGCCAGACTGCTAGGGCACACGACATTGAGATGCGTGACTCTGAGCGTAAGTACGTTGCAGAGCTGAATGTTCATGGCAAAGCACAAGATGCAGATTTGAAGTCTCAAACTCAATTAGAAGTTGAGCATATTAAGGCACAGGTTGCTTTATTGTTGGCTCAGATTGACAAAGTATCAGCGCACCAAGCATCATTAGAAACTACAGAAAGGGCTGTGTAATGCCAACAGTTACAAGCGAAAATAGAGAAGAATTTATTAAAAAAGAATTAGAAAAACGTAATCCTAATAAAAAACAAAAATATACTGAACATGGATTGCCTATAAATGAAAAAGGTCATGTTCGTTTGTATCATGGAACATCAAAAGAAAATGCTCAAAAAATCTTAAGAGAAAAGATGCTTAAATCTGCTGGTGAACCTGATATTTATTTGACTACTCATCCAACTGGTACTGGTTATGGAGATACAACTGTAGCCGTTGATGTTCCCCATCATGTATTGCAATTAGATGATGAATTCCCAAATGGAAGAATGGATTTCAGAATACCTACAAAAAACAAAATGTATCCTGTTCATAATCCAGAAATTTATACAAAAAAGAACGAAGAAAAATGATTTCGCTCCATATCGAGCAAAACCTTACCTGTGAGGTACACAGGGAAAATCCGTAGGTAAAACTATGTCCGAAAAAGAAGCAAGTAATGTAATTACTGCAGACAATGCAGCCGAATTTTATGCACAAAAGTTAGGTTTAACTAACGAACCTCCAGCTGAGGCTGTAGTTGAGGAAACTCCTACAGAGCCAACTGAGGAAGTTGAGAACGAACCAGTTGAGCATGAAGAGGCGAAGACAACAGAGAAAAAGAAGTCGGGGATTGATAAGCGTTTCAAAGAACTTACATCCGAGCGTGAGATGGCTCGTCAGGAAGCTGAACGAGAGCGCCAAGCAAGGGTAGAGTTAGAGAATCGTCTTAAAGATTATGAGACAAGAACGGAGCAGGCAAAGAATCCTCAATTGGATGCAGAGCCACAACCCGCTCAATTTAACGATCTTGTAGAGTATTACAAAGCGTTGAGTGAGTGGAACACCGACAAAGCAATGCGTGAGCGTGATGACAGGGAGCGCCAGTCTAGGCTTAATGCTGAAAAAGAACGTGTTATGAGTACGTTTAATGAGAGGCAAGATAAGTTTAAACAAGAGAATCCTGATTACGTTGAAAAGGTATCGCAATTACAGTTTCCTGCATCTGAAGAGGTGCAAGATGCTATTTTGACAAGCGACTACGGAGCGGAAGTTCTGTATCACTTGGGTAAAAACCCAGACCTTGCCAAGAAGATAGTTGCAATGCCTTTAACAAAAGCGTTGAAAGAGTTGGGAAAGATCGAAGCTCAGTTTGAATCGAAGCCTGATGAAAAGCCTGTTGTTAGTAGAAGTAACGCACCTAAGCCGATTACTCCGCTTAGAGCGACTTCTGCTGCTGCTGATACACCGATTGGCTCTGATGGTCAATTTCATGGTTCATATCAGCAATGGAAAGAAGCGAGGAAAGCGGGGAAAATTAGGTAATTTTTTTAAACTTTAAAAGGAAAATCAAATGAGTAATAATTTACTAACGATTAGTAAAATTACTAATGAAGCCTTGATGGTTCTCGAAAACGAGTAAACAGTTTGCTCCCTTATGCGGTAACGCATATTGAATAACTTTCTCTGATTGACTTGGAACTCCAGAAGTGGACAACAAGGGGGAAGTCGAAAGACACCCTGAACGACTAAGTGAGAAAGCCCCTAGAAATAGGGTGATGCGATAGTCTGAACTGCCCTATAACCCAAGAAGGGGCAGAGGAAAATCCGAAGAGGTTTTCCCGCCTAGAAATAGGTCACTAAAGTAACAGAATGTAACTTTCACTTCAGAAGTAGATCGCAATTATGATGACCAATTTGCTGTGATATAAATGCCTGTCTCAGCTTAACTGTGTATTTGAGGCGCCAAGATTGGCAACACAGTTAACGTCCGTAAAAAGTACAGGTGTGCGGACGTAAAAGTTTCTCTGATTGACTTGGAGTCCCAGAAGTGGGTAACAAGGGGCAAGTTTAAATACAGCCTGAACGACTAAGTGAGAAACCCCGAAAGGGATGCGATAGTCTGAACTGCATATAACCAAAAGAAATTGCAGAGTTTGAGCCGAAGAGCTTGAACCGCCAGAAATGGTCAGTAGCCGAAAGGTGAAAGTAACAGAATGAGACCTGGAAGATTTGTAGGAACAACTGGCCCAGCATTGAACGTAGAAGACTTTAACGAGACATCAGTTCCCGTTACATTGTCAACTCAGTTCCACGTTGATACCCAGTTTACTACACAAGACTTGGCTCTATCACTCGATATGTTCTCTGATCGTGTTCTCAAGCCTGCAGTTGCAGCTATTGCGAACAAGATTGACAGAGATGGTCTGAGCGTTGCTGCTCTCAACACAGCGAACATCGTTGGTGTTGCTGGTACTCCTCCAACAGGATTAATCACCTACTTAACAGCTGGTGCTTATCTTGATTCTGAAGGCGCACCAAGAGACGGACGTAGATCATGTATCGTTGAGCCTTTCACATCTGCAACAATCGTTGACAGCTTAAAAGGTTTGTTCATGCCCCAAGAAGCGATTGCGGAGCAATACAGGAAAGGTTTGATGGGTCGTGATTCAGCTGGTACAAACTGGAAACTTGACCAAAACGTGGTAAGCCAAACTTTTGGTTCATACTCTGGTAACACATTGTCTGCTGACACAACTGCACAAGTTGGTTATTTGACAAGTGGTTGGGCACAGTATTCCACAATTCAGATCAAAGCATCTGCTTCAAGCACATTGAACGCTGGTGACGTGATCCAAATTGCCGGTCTCTATGCAACTAACCCACAAAACCGCCAAGCATATGGTTCAGGCAAACTGCGTAATTTTGTTGTTACAACTACTACAACAGTAGGAACAGGCGCAACAAACATTCAAGTTTCTCCTGCAATTATCGTTGGTGGTCAGTTCCAAAACACAATCGTGATTGGTTCTACTTCAACTACAGCCGTAGTAACACCTTTCAACAACACAGGTACTTTGTCTCCACAAAATATCATGATGCACAGGAATGCCTTTACTCTTGCCGTAAATGACTGCGGCTACTTACAAGCAGCGTAAGTAGAAAACTGTCCCTGATTGACTTGGAGTGCCTGAAGAGGTTAACAAGGGCCAAGCAGACCAAAAGGTCGTGCAGGCTGAACGACTAAGTGGGATGGCAGCGAAAGCTGATGCGATAGTCTGAACTCTGCTATAACTGAATTGAAGGCAGAGAGGAGAATCCGAAGAGTTTCTCCCGCCACAAAAGTGGTCAGTAGGCGAAAGCCGAAAGTAACAGAAATGAGCCGATTTAGAGCTTCCAGAAGGTGTGCATTTTGCAGGTAGAGCTAGTGATAAGGAAATTGGTTTGTCAATGCGTGTAGTCCGTTAATGTTGGCGGCTTTTAGGTAAAGACCTAATAGAAAATTTTCTCTGATTGACTTGGAACTCTGGCAGCAGACAACAAGGGGCAAGTTTAAATACAGCCTGAACGACTAAGTGAGAAAACTCCCAAGGGAGATGCGATAGTCTGAACTAGGTTATAACAAAAGAAGACCTAGAGTGAAATCCGAAGAGGTTTCACCACTAGTAGAAATACTAGGAGTAACAAGATGCAGTACACGATTAACAACGATTCCATACCAACACGTTTAGATGTGTTGTACGGATGGGCGCCTTTGTACCCTGAACTCTCCTGCAGAATTGCAGCCTAATCAACTTATTTAAAGGAAAACACAAATGAGTAATCCAGGCCCAGCAACCACAGTAACGGCACACCCAAGTAATGTCACCACAAATCAAACATTGCGTTTGTTAGGCGTTTCTAAAGGTGTTAACCTGAACGCTGTAGGTTTTACACCAGTACCAGTAGTTAACTCTACAACGTACTTGCCACAGACTATGTTAGTTACCAATGTCAACAATGCAGGTTCTGCAGTTGCTTTGTCTACTACCACAAACTTGGCAATTACAACAACAAACGTAGGTTCACCATCTAGTTTGTTCCCAGCTTTGACAACAACACAAATTGCTGCTTTGGCAACTGCACCTTTAGGTGTATCTTTGTCAACTGCATCTGCTAACACACCAGCATTACAAGGTCAAACTTTGTACGTTGATGTGACTGCAGCCGCTGGTGCTACAGGCACAGGCGATGTTTATGTTTATGGCTATGACTTTAGCTAATCCAAGCTAAATAAATGAGAAAGGCTATCCTCAAAAGGGGTAGCTTTTTCTCTTTTTAGACTATAATTCATTATAATTTTTCAAAGGAAAAATCATGCCATCTACCACAATTGCTCGTGGAAATGCTTTAAGCACTTTTTACATTGCACCATCCATTACCCCTGCCCAAGTCGCTGCTAGTACAACAGCAGTACAGACTTTCACAGTTCCAGGCTTGTTAACAACTGATTACATCCAACCAGGTGGTTACATTGCTAACCAAACTGCAGGTATTTTCATTGCTGAAACAGATTGTTTGACCAATAACGTATTGACTGTTCAGTTTGGCAACTGCAGTACATCTCCTGCAACTCCTGCATCTGGTGTATATGAGTTTCAAATCGTTCGTTATGACGGCTCAGCTCCTGTAAACGCTGCTTAATCATGGCAAATACAAGCGTTTTTAGGCCAGTTGGCCCATCATACGTTGTAGCTGTTTCGACTACCGCTTCAACTGCTTTGACTGTTACTCCAGCGGGTAACGATCAAATCAATTATTGCGGTTTTCTTAACACTTCAGCCAATGCGATTGCGCTTACGATTACAGAAGCTAACGCTCTGAACTCGGTCACAGCTCCTGCAGCGGTATTTCCGACTAATGGAACTCCTACTAACACAGTAATACTCGGCATTTCTATGTCAACACCAATGGTAATTGCAGTTCCGTCTAACGGATTCTCTGTAAGCGCCATTACTGCGACATCGACTGCTAATTTGTATATTACTCCTATGGCAGATCAATCATGACAAACCAAGTTGCAAACACAAGTACCCCAAATACTGTTCTTTTGAACACGTTTGCACAACAGCCAGTTATTGCAAGTGGATTTGGTACAGCTCCCACAATCAAGGGATTGACTCCAAATTGTTTTGCAGTAACAGTTGGGAGCGGAGGTGCTGCATCTGGTACGTTAACACTTCCTGCCGCTCCAAATGGTTGGTTGTGTACTGCCAATGATGTTACAAACGGCTCAAATTTGTTTTTACAACAAACGGCAAGCACCACAACGTCAGTAACTATGACAGGTTATGGCATTACAACAGGACTAGCAGCGAATATGTCTGCTGGTGATGTTATTGTTATGACTTGCACACCTTACTGATGACAAACCAAGTAGCGCTAACCCAAACAACGAATATTGTTCCTGTTCAGGCAATATTTGATGTCAATGGTGTGTGTGTTGGATTGGTCGGACCAGGGGGTGAGTTCTTCTCACCTCCTCTTTCGTCTGACATTATTTCTAATGCCTCAATTTTCACTAGTACGATTAATAGTACGCCAATTGGTGCGACTACTCCGTCAACTGGTAGCTTTACAACTTTATCTAGCCCCAACGTCAATATTACTGGTGGCTCAATTTCAGGCGTAAGTATTACGATTACTGCGCTAAACAATACTCCTGTAGGAAACATTACTCCGTCCACAGGTGCTTTTACATCTTTAAGTGCTACATCTTCTAATTTCACAAATCTAAGCGTTACAAATACGATCACAGGGTCTATTTCTGGTAATGCTGCGACTGCGACTAATGCGACAAACGCAACAAACGCAACGAACGCAACAAATGCAACGTATTCAACTAATTTAGCTGGTGGCTCAACAGGAGCTGTACCATATCAAACAGGATCGGGTGCGACATCTTTTGCGACAGGAACTGGTGTTTTTGTTGGTGGATCGACTCCGAGCTTTACGACAACACCTACTTTTGTAGGCACAAATATCACAGGAACGGCATCTGCCTTGAGTATTGGTGGAAACGCTGCGACTGCAACAACATCAAGTAATATCACAGGAGGGAGTGCTTATGCCTTTCCGTATCAAACGGGTTCTGGTACGACTTCGTTCCTTTCTGCGGGGACTTCAGGGCAAGTTCTCCAAACACTAGGTAGCGCATCTGCTCCGCAATGGGTTAGTCAATCATCTTTGTCGGTTGGCTCTGCGAGTAACATTGTTGGTGGTTCTGCTGGGGTAATTCCTTACCAAACTGCTATCGGTGCAACAGGATTTACTGCTGTTGGCTCTACTGGACAACTGCTTCAATCCAATTCAACAAGCGCCCCAACATGGGTAAATGCTAATACTTTGAGCGTGGCAAGTGCGACTAATTTATTGGGTGGCGCTGCTTATTCAATACCTTATCAATCCGCACTTAATGCAACGACATTTCTTGCGGTGGGTAGTTCAGGACAGGTTTTAAGCGTTACAAGTGGCGGTGCTTTGACTTGGGCAACACCAACTGCTTATGCAACTGTAACGGACGACACAACTACTAATGCCACACGTTATCCTTTGTTTGCTAACCAAACATCGGGTAATTTATCGACTGAGTACACAAGTTCTACTAAACTTCAATACAACCCTAGTACAGGTGTTTATTCTTCACCTAGTTTTTACTCAAGCGGAACGTCTCAGTTTGGCAATGGTTCTGCCAATTACATTCAAATTCAGGGCGGTGCAACAACTGTAGCTCCTGTAATAAGCGCAGTTGGATCAGATGCAAACGTGCCTTTAGTGCTACAGCCACAAGGAACAGGAGCATTACAAGCACAACAGACTACATCTAGTGCTACAGGTGGTAATGCTAGGGGTGCTAATGCTGTTGATTGGCAGACTAGTAGGGGAAATGCTGCTAACGTAGCTAGTGCATCAAATTCAGTAATTTCTGGAGGTTTTTCTAATGGTGCATCTGGACAAAATAGTGTTGTTAGTGGTGGAGCTTATAATAATAGTTCTGGATATAACACCACAATAGCAGGTGGTCAAGCAAATGGAGCTTCTCAAAGATATGGAAGTGTTTTAGGAGGATATGGAAATACTGCGGGGGGATATTTTAATTTTATAGGAAATGGATATTCAAATTCTGGCACATCTAGTTCATCTGTAACAACACAAGCAACAACAACTGTAACAAGTGGTTCAACAGCAGTTACATTGTCTGGTTCTAACGCATCAATTAAAGTTGGTCAGTTAATTAATGGCACAGGTATATCGGCTTTTCCAGACACATATGTAGCCGCTATCTCAGGTACTTCTCTAACTTTATCTCAAAACGCTACGGCATCTGGCTCACCAACCCTATCTTTCTACACACCTCATGGAGTAGTAGTAGGAGGAGGAAATAACCAAGCAACAGGAGCATATAGCGTAATAGTTGGAGGAGGCGATGCGGGTACTGCGGCTAATAGGAATACTGCTTCAGGCGATTGGTCATCAATTTTAGGTGGTAAATCAGCAATTACTAGAGGTGTAATAGGTGCACAAGCCTATGCTTCTGGTGAATTTTCTGCTCAAGGAGATGCTCAAACAGGCATTTATACTTTAAGGAATACAAGTACATCTGCCACTTTAGTTGTATTAACTGCTGATTCTGGAACTGCTGGAACATTAAACCAAGCAGTAATTCCATCAAATTATGCTTACACATTTAGGGCATTAATTACTGGCAGAAATACATCAACAAACGATACTGCTTCATATCAGATACTTGGTTCAATACAAAATACAAGTGGAACTGTAGCTCTTGTTGGAACTCCAAGTGTAACTACAATAGGATACACAGCAAGTGCATCAACATGGGTTGTTTCTGCAACAGCAGATAATACAAATAAAGCAATAAGTATCAATGCAACTGGTGTGGCAAGTACCACTATACATTGGGTTTGTAAACTTGAAACAATAGAGGTCGGATAATGGCATTAAAAATTAACATAGAACAAACTCAATTTGGCGCACCAGCACCAGAGGCTTATGCTCGTGTAACTAACTTCTTTGGAAACAAAGACAACATCCAAGTACAGGTATCTGTGCATTTCTCAAAGGATGCAAGAGATTCAAATCTTAGCCCTGTTAGAGAAGATCAGCATTACATTGGATTAGCAGACTTGGCGGGTAAGGGTGAGCTGATGACTGCAATCTACACAGTTCTTAAAACAATGTCTCAATACCAAGGCGCAACGGACGTTTAATCATGGCTATTAACCAGAACAACGTAACAGATACATTAATTCCTACTACTGGAACATTGACTGTTTCTGGCGTTTTGGCGTATACAACAGGAACGACAACAGTTGCACCTGTTACTTTTACGGCTGGTACAAACCTGACAAGCCCAGTTCAAGGCGCAGAAGAGTTTGATGGCGCATCTTTGTACATTACAGGTAACACAACGACTGGTTCTGGCAGACAGATCATAAACGCAAGTCAAGTCGCACAATTGGCATCTAGCGCAACTGTGGCATCTGGCGGTCAATTCTTTACATCTACTGTCAGACCAGAGCTATTGTCAGGGCATTTGTACAAATTTAAGTACAGTTTGCTATTTACAAAAGCGACTGCTGGAACGATTACAGTATCATTTTCTAACTCAGCAACGTCCAATTTCACCATTTTTAACGCAAATATGCAGTTAATTCAGGTAAATAACGGAACATCTGCTATTTACAATTCTTACGCAACTGCTGCAGCGACTTCTACGTTTCCTGTATCTTTTGGACTATTGGACGCAACAAGTTATTCAGCGTTTATTGAGGGTGACATAATTCCGTCAGCAAACATGAGACTTCAGCTCTTGGTGACAGATTCTGCTGGAACTGTAACGTCTTTGCTAGGCTCAAACTTTCAATTTACCGATCTTGGGACAACAAACATAGGGAATATTGCATGACCTACGATTGGACTATCAACGATATTGAAGCTGAAAACGAGCAAATTACCAAGGTTTACTACACTTGTACGCTCACCGATGGTGACTTTAAAGTGGAAACTGAGGGTTGGTGGAATATTAGACCTCGTATTCCCATGCCAGTTTTCAAGGAAATTACACATAATAATGTTTGTGCATGGGTAGAAGAAGATAGTACACAAAATGGCGTAAATATAATAAAATCAAGGTTAGCAGAACAACTGGAAAATCTGAAAAAAGAAAAGGTAAAAATGCCTTGGTTGCCTGCTGAAACATTTAAGGTGTCTCTATGACAATGCCAATCGACATTATTACAAGGGCGATGAAAGACATAGGGGCAATAGCTTCTGGTGAAACCCCTACACCTGACGAAGCGCAAGATGCGTTTGATATGCTCAACGACTTACTCGACCAGCTGTCAAACGAATCCATGATGACGTTTTACAAGACTGAGATTATTTTCCCGATAACTCCAGGTCAAACTCAGTACACAATTGGGCCAGGCGGTCAAATTGGCGCTCAAGTGGTCGGATCAATATCAGGAAATATCCTCACGATTACATCCATCAATTCTGGTGGTGTTGCAGTCGGTCAGACTTTGTCAGGAACAGGAATAACGACAGGAACTACAATTGTAGGATTTTTGACAGGCGCTGGTGGTCAAGTTAATGAAGCGGGTACTTATTTACTTAATACGACATATTCGTCAGCCGTTGCAAGTACAACGATTCAGCTTTACTTTCAACGTCCACTAGCTATCAATTCAGGATTTGTTCGGGTAAACACCAACTCCAATGGTACACCTGTTTATCAGGGTGGATTAGATTATCCATTGTCTGTTTTGGACTATGGGCAGTATCAAATGATTGGACTGAAGACACTTTCAGGGCCTTGGCCTAAAGCGTTTTACTACCAACCAACAGAAACATTGGGCAATATCTTTGTGTGGCCTAACCCATCTCAGGGTGAAATGCACTTGTTTGCAGACACATTGTTTACAAGATACGCAACGCTAAACGACACAATGATTCTTCCACAAGGGTTTACCAATGCTTTACGTTGGCTACTCGCAGAACGACTTATGCCCATGTTTGGCAAAATAAACGGCACACAATTGCAAATGATCGGAGCATACGCTGCTCAAGCAAAATCAGAACTCAAGCGAACAAACATGAGACCTCCTCCAGTTTCTAGGTACGATGAAGTGATTACTTCTAGTCGGTCGAGGGACGCAGGCTGGATTTTATCAGGCGGATTCTTTAGATAGTTTTATAGGATAAAAAATGGCATCAACAACATTCGTCAATTATCAAACAGTCATAGACGCTGGGTGGCTCAATGATGTCAACTCTGCGGTCTATTCTGGCACGTTCCAAGCGTCTACTATTACGCCTACAAACGTAACATCCTCTGGCGCTATTTCTGGCGCTACAGTTGCGGGGACTACGTCTGTAACCACACCTATTGTTAAAAGTGGTACGTCTTTATCTTTGCAGACTAACGGCTCTACTACTGCGGTAACAATAGATACAGCTCAAAACGTAGGTGTAGGTGTTACTCCTAGTGCTTGGAATAGTGGATTCAAAGCAATTGAATTAGGAAAAGTTGGCAACGCTTTATCAACTGTTGTAAGCAATGGTAATTTCTTTATAAGCCAAAACGCTTATTATGGTACTTCTGGATTTGTTTATTCAAGTACGGCAGCAGTTTCATATTACAACCTTGGTGGTGGAGCACATTACTGGTTTACTGCTCCATCGGGAACTGCTGGAACTGGGGTATCTGCTACCCAAGCAATGACACTAGATAATAGTGGTAATTTGTTGGTTGGAGTTACATCCGCTACAGGTGTAGGCGGGACAACAATAGCACCAAAATATACTCTTTGGAATACAGCGGATACAAGTTTAACTGTAGCTTATTTTCAATATAACAGCTCTACTGTTGGAAGCATTTCAAGAACAACAACTACTACTTCATATAACATTACTTCTGACCGTAGATTAAAAACAAATATTGTTGATTTTACAGATAGTGGCAAATATATTGACGGATTTAAGCCAAGAACATTTATTTGGATTTCAAATAATTCTCAAGACATAGGTTTTATTACTGACGAATATCAACAAACATTGCCATCTGCTATTACTGGTGAAGCTAATGCAACTAAAGAAGAAGAATACGAAATAACCCCTGCAGTAAAAGACGAACAAGGAAATATCACAACTCCTGCGGTAATGGGTACAAGGACTGTTCCTGTTTATCAACAAGGTGATTTTTCAACTTCTGCAAAAATGGCTATTATTATTGCCGAACTTCAGTCAACAAGAAAACGTCTTTCAGCATTAGAAGCTAAGGTGGGCGTATGAACAAACTAATCACACTTCTTAAAACAAAGTCAGTTCAATGGGCTTTGGTTGTTGCGGTTTTATCCGTACTCCAAGGTTTTGTAATGGAATTCCCACTAACTCCAGTCCATCAAATGATTGCTGGTGTGACTATTTCAGTTGTCGTAGTTCTTCTTAAATTTTTGGAAGGCGTCTAAATGCCAGATTTTGGCTTTGTCGGAGCAGCGTATCAAGCACCATCAATCTACCAAGATGCTCAAGAATGTATCAACTGGAGACCTGAAGTTGATCCTACTAAAGCACAAGGTGAGAGAGGGGTAGTTGCGCTTTATCCAACTCCAGGACTGACTACAAAGATTGTTTCTCAGAACCAGCAAGAAGTCAGGGGATTACGGACTCTTTCAGGTGGCTCACAATGTATGGCGGTGGTCGGGCCATACGTTTACGTTATTTCCTCTAACTTTACTCCATCTTTGGTCGGTCAACTCAGGACTACTACTGGTCGTGTCGGCATATCTGATAACGGAGTAAACGTCTATATCGTTGACGGATCGTATCGTTATACATGGCGCATTTCTAATCCTGGAGTAGCGCAGTTCAATGGGTCTATCTCAGGCACAACTTTAACTGTTAACAATCTACAAACTGGCGCATTGGCAGTTGGTCAACAAGTATTTGGAATTGGTATAACTCCTGAGACTGTGATTGTTTCAGGTAGCGGTACAAGTTGGACTGTTAATATTTCTCAGACTGTAGCTTCTGAGGCGATGAATACGGCAGCTGCGGGGGCGATTGTCACAGGCTCATTGGGGTCTGTAACGCTGACTGTAACTGCAGTTTCGTCTGGTACTTTGTATGTTGGACAAACTGTGCAAGGCACTTCAGTTACTGCAAATACTGTGATTACGGCTCTTGGTTCAGGCATAGTATTGTCTGGGTCTGTATCGTCTGGGGGTACAGGATACGCAGTAAATGATACTGTGACTGTGGTCGGTGGTACTTATTCACAACCAGCTACTTACGTTGTGACTTCTGTGTCTGCTGGAGTTGTAACTGGAATCAGTCAAACATCTGGTGGAGTTTATACGTCTAACCCTGTAAGCCCTGTAACAACTTCTACAAGCGGTGCTGGAACTGGTTTGGTGTTGGCTCTGACGTTTGGCACAGGAACTGGAGGAACTGGAACATATACAGTTTCGGGGTCGCAGACTGTAGGTTCTGAGACTTTATATGCTCTTAATTTCTCTGTACTGCCAACATCTGACGGAGCATTTAGCGGTGCGGATGTGGTGGATATTGTGGACAATTACTTTGTCTATAACTATCCTGGCACACAGCAATGGGGTGCGACTAATGCGTTGTCTCCTATTTCTCCACAATTATCTTTCTCGTCTAAAGATGGCTCACCTGATAATCTAGTTTCTATTATTGTTGACCACAGAGAGATTTATTTGTTGGGCGAGACTTCATCCGAGGTTTGGGTGGATGTAGGTGCGTTTCCTTTCCCATTCCAAAGAATACCTGGCACAAATACTCAGCATGGAATCGTGGCTAAGTTTTCTGTATCTAGGATTGGTGACTCATTTGCTTACGTCTCAAGGGATTTGAGAGGGCAAGGCACGATTGTAATGATGAATGGGTACACACCTACAAGAATCTCAACCCATGCTGTAGAGAACACTTTAGTCAATCAATACATTGGTGATGCGATTGCTTGGACGTATCAGCTAGAAGGTCACGAGGTTTACGTTGTATCGTTTCCTACCCTTGATTTGACATGGGCATTTGATATTGCAACTGGTCTCTGGCATAAATGGCAATGGGTTGATAACTCCAATGTCTATCACAGACACAGGGGTAATTGTGCGACTCAATTTCAGGGCATTGTTTTGGTTGGAGATTGGCAAAACGGAAAGATTTACCAACTAGACCCTAGTAATTACACAGACGATTCACAAGAAATTAGAAGACTGAGACGTACTCCTCATTTAACGACTGATCTGCAAAGGCAATATTTTGATGAGTTGCAGATACAGTTTCAGCCAGGTGTAGGTTTACAGGGGAATAAGACTAAGCCTAATACCAATGCAACTGCGGGAATTGCAATTGCTGGGTTTGCGGTAGCTGGGGGGTCGTACATTGCGCCTCCTGGAGTAAATCCACAGGCAATGCTTAGATGGTCAAATGACGGAGGTTCTACTTGGTCTAATGAGCATTGGACAAGTATTGGTGCTATTGGTGCTTATCAGAACCGAGCTAGATGGAGAAGACTAGGTTGGTCAAGGGACAGAGTGTTTGAAGTTGTGGTGACAGACCCAGTTAAAGCGGTTATTATTTCTGCCAACTTAAAAGCAAATGTTGGGGATAATTGATGAACGACATCTACGGCTCACCACAGAATAACCCTTACCCACAGACGGAGTTTTTAGACGGAACGACTAAGAGACCGACTAGGGCATGGCAACAGTTTTTTATTAATTTGTTAAATTTCAGCAGTTCGAGTACGGCAACTCAGGGGTCGGGGAAACTTCCAGCTTCACCTGTAGGTTTTATGAATGTAACAATAAATG